TGCTGTTGGAATGCCAGCTTCATTGAGCTTGGCGGCGATGGTGCGTAGTGAGGCACCAGCCTCACGCAGCACCGAGACGATAGGCATTGCCTGCTTGGCAACGACGTTAGTACGCGCAACGCGCTTGGCCGCTGACGCACGGCCAGCAGCGGCAGGGTTGGGCGAGCCGAGCTTGACGCCGCGAGCCTTGGCGGCAGCCAGTGCGGCCTTGGTGCGCTCGCTGATCTTGCGGCCTTCCCACTCGGCGAACACAGCGGCCATCTGCAAGAACGTGCGGTCGGCCTCTGGCATATCGGCGCAGACGATTGGCACGTTAGCCTCAAGCAGCCCGGTGATAAAGTGGACGTTACGCGCTAGGCGGTCGAGCTTGGCAATCAGCAGCGTCGCGCCAGTGCGCTTGGCCTCAGCCAGTGCGGCGGCAAGCTGTGGGCGCTGGGCTTTCTTGCCGCTCTCCACCTCGGTGTACTCGCCGATGATGTTGTAACCGGCGACTGCTGCGCGTTGCGCCTCAAGGCCAAGACCCGATTGGCCTTGGCGCTGAGTTGATACACGATAATAAGCGATGTACTGGGTCATTATGCCGCCGCCTTTTTGTCTGCGATTGCTGTCCAAGCTGCGTCAACATCGTCTGCCAGCTTTGACAAGTGGTACATAAGCTGCCACTTGGTGTAGCTTTTCTCTTTATTGCAAACATCACGCAACCACTTAGCGTGGTAGTTGTCGTTGCGACCATAAAGCATTTCGCAACCAGCGAAGAAAACGTCACCGTGACAAAAATCATCAAAGCTGGGCAACTTGGCAACTAAACCATTTGGGTTAAACAAGTGAAAGCACACGATCTCATTCTTGGTCATACCGTTGATGTGTGTTGCAGTGTCAAACACATACTCTGTAGTGAATTTAGCCATTTGTCGTCTCCCTTTGATTACTAGTGACTAATAACTATTTAATATTTATCACACTATGTTACAAGGGTTATAGGCAATATTTATTGAACAAAATCACAAACCATTGAAAAGGTTATATAAATGGCTGGGATAAAAAACCAAATGTTACGGCTCAGAAGCGACACAGTTGATAAGCTGCGGTTCGTTCTTGACATATCATCGCATCGCTCAATGTCTGCGCTGGCAGATGAACTGCTAGAGCAGGGGCTGGATCGGCGCATTGCGGCTCTAAGTGACAGCGACGTTGCCGCGCAAACGCTGCGCAGTTTGGCTCGCCGCGATGGTTAATAGCAGAAACAAGGGGATGGGCGGGGAACGCGAGATCATCGCAATCCTAACCGATGAGCTTGGCGGCGACGCTAATGGCCTGACGTTTCAGCGCGACATCAATCAATACAGGCAGTCTGATCTGGGCGACATCATTTGCAGCGACCCAGATTTTCCCTTTGTCATTGAGGTGAAACGCAAACGCGCCGGATATGGCATTGACCCAAACTGGTGGGATCAGGTTTGCGCTGCGGCTCTGGCTACAGAGAGTGGCAAGCTGCCCCTGCTGGTCTATCGCTATGATCGCCTGCCTTGGCGCTGGCGCTTCCCAGTCGCAGCTATCGTCGGGATGGATGGCTTCGAGCCAACAGGCGACATAGCCGAGCAGTATGATTGGCGTTACGCGGTCGAGTGCGACCAAATGACAGCGATGATGATTGTCAGGGAGCATCTGGCTGATGCTTAGGATGCTCGACCTATTCAGCGGCATTGGCGGCTTTAGTTACGCTGGCGAAAAGCTGGTGGGTGGCTATGAAACAGTTGCGTTCTGCGAGTATGATAAACACGCGCAGAAGGTCTTGCGAAAGCATTGGCCGAATACAGAAATTATTGATGATGTGAGGGAGCTGGCAAATGACGCAGATAGATTTAGAGGATTGGTTGACATCGTTGTCGGGGGATACCCGTGCCAGCCGTTCAGTTATTCCGGGGTCAGACGCGGCGATCAAGATTACAGACATCTCTGGCCAGCGATGCTTGCAGTTATCAAAAAGGTCAGACCGACTTGGGTCATTGGAGAAAATGTTGCTGGACACATCACTCTGGGCATCGACACGGTGTTATCTGACTTGGAAGCCACAGGTTACAGCGCAAGGACGTTTATTATTCCGGCTGTCGCCGCAGATGCACCACACAGGCGAGACAGATGTTGGATTGTTGCACACGCCGACAGCGACAGCAAATCAGATGGCTCCATTAATGGAAAAAAGCGGTTGGTGGGAGACACCACAAGCACACGATGCGAAAGTGGGCAAAAATGGTCGCGGTCTTGGGGCGAAATTTCAGGACAACAATGGTGGGAAGCTGAACCCTCAATTTGTAGAGTGGTTGATGGGTTATCCGGTCGGGTACACAGAATTAGACAGTTAGGCAATAGCATCGTGCCGCAGGTGGCGGCGCGTATATTGTGGGCAATTAAAGAGGCGCATAATGGCTAGGCCAATGTATGAAACCGAGGCCGACAGACGCAAAGAGCAGGCATTAGCCGACGCCTTTGCGGCTCACGGTTACGATTTCTACAAGCTGCCAATACAGTATCGCCTCGACTTTGTGGTGTTCAAAGACAACGAGGCCAAGGCATTTATTGAGGTGAAGCATCGCAATGTGCGGCTGTTGCAGTACGACACAGCGATGATTAGCCTGTCGAAAGTTATACAAGCGAGGACGCTGACGCAGCACACAGGCTTGCCAGCGTATCTGTTGAACGTGTATCAAGATTGTATCGCCCGGTTTGATTTCGCTGGCGATTATACATTGGGGAAGGGTGGCAGAAGCGACAGAGGCGATGCCCAAGACGCGGATATCTGCGCCTATTTCCCGATCCGAGCCGCAACGGTTGTGCGGTAGTTCTAAAGTTAAATGGAGAAAACGATGGCTTTAGGTTTTACAGAGACTACATCATCAGGCGGTGGGGATTTCCTGCCAATAATGAAATTCAGTGCAAAGGATGGCTCATTCGTGCGCCAAGACCGGCATCAGGGGGCAGACGGCCACTGGGAAAAGAGCGAAACCGAAATGGATTTGCCTTTTAAGGTGGTGATGGATATGGACGCAATCGAGGTTGGGTTTATCGCCTTCACAACGACTGGCCCAGACTTTCGCTTCGTCAAGGTTGGCGAGCCAATGCCGGTCAAGCCCTCTGATGAGCATAAGGAAGGCTTCCGCATCAGGATGTACAACAAAGAGATCGGCCTGCGCGAGATGAGCAGCAGCTCAAAGATCGTGCGCAATCAGATGAATGATTTGCACGATGCCTACTTGGCTGGTAAGGCCGACAACCCCGGCAAGGTGCCAGTGATTGAGATCACCGGCTCTGATCGCATCCAGATTGAAACTAAGGCTCAGGGAACGCAGACGTTCCGCTCGCCTAAATGGTCGATTGCTGGCTGGGTTGATCGCCCGGCTGGCTTAGATAAGGCAGAAGCTGCCCCAGAACCCGCCGCTGTAGCAGCCCCGATTGCTGCAACCCCTTCAGTAGTTGAGGGCGCTGATTTGTTTTAAGCGGCGGTAGTGACCGGCGGCGGGTTCCTCCCTTGACCGTCGCCGGTCACGCTTTCAAAGGGGCAAGGGATTGGGGTAATGAGATGACAAACATAGCAGCATACATAGAACAGGTGGCTCGGCACTATTGGGGTGAGCCGAACCCACGCCTGTCGAAAGGCACAGAACTGCGCTTTGGAAACAATGGCAGCAAGTCGGTTTGCCTGCGCAAGGGGGTTTGGACAGATTTTGAAACCGGCGAAAGCGGTGGCGTGGTGGCCTTGGTGAAGGCAAACGAGCCAGCAAGCATTAATGGCAACATCCCCGACGTGCTTGAGCGCAAGTTTGGCATCAGCAGGCAGCAGCAAAAAGCGCTGCCAGTCGTGCCGAGCCTCGCACGTTCTTACGATTATTATAATGCTGACGGCGTATTGGCCTATCAGGTGTTGCGCTTTGACAACCCAAAGACGTTTAGGCAGCGGCGCCCAGATGACCGGGGTGGCTGGATCAATAGCATCAAAGACATTGAAGCCCTGCCGTATAATCTTCCGGCAATAATCACCAACCCACAAGCGCCGGTGTTTATCGTCGAGGGCGAGAAATGCGCTGATGCTTTGATCGAGCTTGGCCTGATCGCCACGACAAACAGCGGCGGCTCAAAGAATTGGAAGCCGGAGCTTGCACAGTATTTCGAGGGCAGAAACGTCGTAGTGCTGCCCGATAACGATGAGGCTGGTCAGGCTCACGCAGACACAGTGATTGCTGCGCTGTACGGCACGGTGGGCAAGATCAAGCGCCTCGACCTGCCGAACCTGCCGCCAAAGGGCGACGTAGCTGATTGGCTGCAAGCTGGCGGTGACAAGGCGGCGTTGCTGGCCTTAGCCAAGCAAACGCCGGTGGTCGAGACAGCGCCAGAGCCGAAGCCTGACGTGTTTGAGACGTACAACCTTGATTACCTCAAAAATATGCCGCCGGTTGAGTGGCTGCTGGATGGCATCCTAACGCGCCACGGCTTTGCTGTATTGTACGGTGCGCCGGGCATTGGTAAGTCGTTCATGTCAATTGATTGGGCGCTGTCTGTTGCCTATGGGCGAGAGTGGCACGGCAGGCAAACAAAGCAGAATGCGGTGCTTTACCTTGCAGCAGAAGGCGTTGGTGGCCTTGGTAAGCGCATCAAGGCGTGGCAGGCACACTATGACCGTTATGGCGACGCGCCGTTCTACGTCTTGCCAATGGCTGTCAAGCTGCTTGACCAGCAAGAACTCGACAAGCTGATACGCACTATCGACAATTTCAAGCAAGAGTTTAGCCTGATTGTGATTGACACAGTGGCTCGGACACTAGCCAGCACCGGCTCAGATGAGAATGATGCGACGGCTATGGGGCAGTTTGGTGAGATGTGCGGCGTTATACAGCGCCACGCTGACTGCGCCGTCCTAGCCGTGCATCACTCTGGCAAGGACGCTGCGAGGGGGATGAGAGGCAGTAGTTCCCTGCAAGGTCTGAGCGATACTGTGCTGGAACTGTCGAGCAGCGAAGGCCGGGTAACACTGAAGATGCAAAAGCAAAAAGATGCAGAGCCAATAGCCGATGAGCAGTATGAGCTAACGCCGGTGGCTCTCATTGACGACAGCAGCGCGGTGCTATTGCCAGTCGAAATGGCCGACAAGAAACGCGGTGCGAAGCTGACGCCGGGTCAATTGCTGGCGTTTCAAGCGTTGCAGAATGGCCTCATTGATGCCGGTGTGCAGCAGATGTCGTTGGATCGCTGGAAGGATTTGCACAAGCAAAAATGCGACGATTTCACGTCCAGAAAGCGCTCAGATGACCGTGCGGCACTGCAATTGAAGGGCGTTGTGATTATTGATGGGGGGAAAGTGTGGATTAACAAAGAGTTAGGGGAGAATGTGAGATGAGAAAGGTTAAATCTCATAGCAATCTCATAGTGATCGGACTGATGACAGGATATGACGGAGATGAGATCCCCACTATAGGGGATCTCTTTCTCATAGTCCTCGGCATAGGGGAATAGGTAATGGCAAGAGTTAGAAAACCAAGCAAGCAACACTATGCGCCTAGTCAGGGTGCGATGAGGCGACAACAGGATGCGCTGCATCGGTATGATGATCGCGTCAGTGAGGTTGAACGCAAGTGGGGGGTGGATCGCTTGATCTGGGTAGTGGGCGGTAATCTGAGAGATCGCTTTGAGGCTCAGATGGATAAGCTCAATGCTGCGATAGATAGGATGGAAGATGTCGAGCATCAGGTTGACGTGACATTGCGCGGGGTGGCAGCGCTTGAGCAGGCGGCAATCGCTGCTGGTGTGCAGCCGCTAAAGGGCGAGTGGATTGAGGGCAAGATGCCCGATGGCCGTGTGTTGGCTATCGTGCCAAATGATTACGAGGTGAGCCGCGTCAAGCGCGACAACCGCGAGATGGTGGTTTACAGCGTTGACGAGATCGGCAGGTTGCTGGCAACGTGGGATGAGAGCAAGACAGTTGATGCTGTCAAGGCTGTGTTCCCCGGTGCTACTGTTGAAAAGGTAAAAACGAAACTTGAAAAGGAATTGAATGATGAAATCCCTTTCTAGAAAATGGTCAGTGATGCCATCGCGAGCCATCAATGATCGTGAGCTAAAGGAACGCGAGCTGCGGGTGCTAGGGGCGCTGTGCATCCACACTAACGCGGCTGGTGTGTGTTGGCCTAGTATGGAGACGTTATGCGCTGTGACAGGGCTTGCATCGCGCCAGAGCATTCACAATGCTATGAAGGTATTGAAGCGCAAGCGGTACGTCAGGCAGTTGCAGCCGAAGGACTACCAAGAGACAGCGACAGGCTGGAAGAGCAATAGGTATCAAGTGTTATGGGATGGAGATGAAGCGTTGCCAACATATGAAGAGGTAGACAGTGCCAAGCCGTTACAGTTGCGCGAGGATCAGGGCGACGACGACGTAAAAGAAATAGGGGGTCTGGGGGATTTACAATCACACTCTCACACGCACGACGACAGCGCCGCCAGACCGTTAGCAAACGCCTACATCCGCGCCGTTATGCGGGCGACAGGTCAGGTCAGGCTGTACGATAATGAGATAGCACACGCGAGGCGGCTGGCTAATGCTGGCTTCACCGCTGATGATGTCGAGGCTGCAACGCTCAACACCTGTGACAGAGCCATCGAGCGCCGGGCTGGTGTGCCATCGCTTTATGATGTGGCGGTGGGGATGGGGCTATGAAGTACACGGCATCAAACGTTGGTTTGTCGGTGTACGGCGCGGGCGGCGACACACCCACCACACAGGAAAATCGACCCCTTGCCCCCCGCCCCTCCCATCTATCGATAGGGGGTGCCACACAAAATTTTCGCCCAAAACGCTGCACCGACTGCGACAACGGCTTCATCCGCGAGCCGGACGGCTATGGTTGCGTCCAATGGACATCGTGCTATTCTTGTGGGGGAACGGGAGAGGCCGATGATATATGAGGGCGATGGATCATTTGAGCGTAAGCTGGCGAACAGCCAATGTCCGCGCTGTCGCAGCTTGATCGAGTTACGGCGCGATGATAAGCATAAGCGCGAATATAAATGCACTGGCTGCAATTTGAAAATTATTGACGTAAAGGGAGAAAGCGAATGAGCTACAAATTTGGAAAAGTAAAATTGGTTGATGTTGACGCAGACAATGTAACGCTAAGTTTGGAATTAAACAGGCACGAATTGGATCTTTTATACGCATCTATTAAAAAAGATTTTAAGAACACTTGTCATGCTGTGATAAATGACAGGGCTGGCCCCAGCTTTTGTGCAGAACAGGGTATGCTTGTGCAAAAGATAGCTATGGCAACAGCAGAAATTCAAAGCATCATATCATCACAGGATTTATAAAAAAATGAACAGATATGAGTTACTCGACGCCGCCAAGGCCACTGTCGCCGACCGTGGCGAGGATTACGGCAGCATATGGGAAAATCACGAACGTATCGCCGTTATATGGACGGCACTGCTTGGCATACAGATTGAGCCGGAGCAGGTCGCTATGATGATGGTCGGCGTGAAGCTGGCTAGGCTGGCTGCGACGCCAGAACATCAGGATAGCTGGGTTGATATAGCCGGTTATGCCGCAACAGGATCGGAGTGTTTGAGTGTCAGACAAGCTAACGATTAGGCAGCAGCGGGCGGCGCTTGCGGCTGACGATGAGGGTCGCCGCGAGGCTGTGGTGCAAGAGTTAGAGGCGATTGGAGCCGGTGAGGCGACTGACGTTATCCAGTGGGATGATATGGGGCGGGTAACGCTGACGCCCAGCGATCAGTTGTCGGAGCGGGCGAAGCGCTCGATTAAGAAGGTCAAGGTCACGCCCAATCAGTTTGGCAATACGATTGAGGTTGAGATGCACGATAAATTGTCTGCCTTGAGGCTATTGGCGAAGCATCGCGGGTTGTTAGAGCCTAACAGTGACAGCCAGAAACCTAGTATGATTGGCATCAACATTACCGGGCCAACGACTAAGATTGTGGAGATTGATGGCGATGGCTGATGTAATCGACTTGAAGGAATATTTTAGCGTTAGGTTTTTTAAGCGGGATATATTGTGCGGCTATTGCTCCCGGCTGACTAGGGGTCGGGTGTATGATGGCGGCGAGGCTATTGTTTGCACTGAGTGCGGCGGGCCTATGCTTGAGCTAGAGAGCGACGATTTTAATGATAATATGACTATTATTTTTGACCCAGAGGCGTAGAATGGCGCGATCATCAAGAGCAACCGACAGATCACCCCGGCGTAGGAAAGAGCCTACCACTGACGCGCTTGCGGGTCTGAATTTGGATTTTTCTGAAAGCCCGACGGTATGGGATTTTTTAAACGACGACAGCTTTGTGCGTGGTCTGATGGGGCCAGTCGGCTCTGGCAAGACATTCGGTTCCTTAGCGGAAGTGATGTTGAGAGCGGTGAAACAGGAACCGTCGCCGATCGATGGGATCAGATATACTCGATTTGCAGTTATCAGGAACAGCTACCCAGAGTTACGCACGACCACGATTAAGACGTGGCAAGAGTTATTCCCTGAGAATGTTTGGGGGCCGATGCGCTGGTCGCCGCCGATCACCCATCACATCAAGCTGCCGCCGCGCGATGGCGCGGCTGGGCTTGATTGTGAGGTGATCTTTTTGGCGTTGGATCAACCGCGTGATGTGCGAAAGCTGTTGTCGCTTGAATTGACCGGCGGCTTTATTGACGAGGCTCGTGAACTCCCGAAAGCGGTGGTTGATGGGTTGACGTCGCGTGTCGGTCGTTACCCGACGCGGGCGAATGCGGGCTGCACTTGGCGCGGCGTGTGGATGAGTACAAACCCAATGGATAGCGATCACTGGTGGCACCAGTTAGCTGAGAAGAACCCCATTCGCGGAAAATATCCTTGGAAATTTTACAAGCAGCCCGGCGGTGTGGTTGAGGGTACGAAAGAACATGAGAACGCAATATTTGCGGCTGATAAATATTGGATCAATAACCCGAAGGCCGAGAATACGAATAATCTGCCGCCCGGCTATTACGAGCAGCAGTTAGCCGGTAAGAGCATTGACTGGATACAATGCTACGCTGGGGCGCAATATGTGTTTGTGCAAGACGGCAAGCCTGTCTGGCATGAGTTTTCTGATAGCCTGATGTCGGCTGACGTGCGCATTGAGGAAGGCTGGCCGGTGCATATCGGGCTTGACTTTGGTTTGACCCCTGCGGCTGTCTTTGGGCAGAAGATGCAAAACGGGCGGTGGCACGTCGTGCATGAGCTTGTTGCGTTTGATATGGGCTTGGAAAGGTTTTGCCATCACTTGCTGGCTGACATACAGCAGCACTTTCCGAAATCCGACGTGCTGATCTGGGGTGATCCGGCGGGCGTCAAGCGTGACGAGATATTTGAGGTCACGGCGTTTGAGCATTTGCGCACGATGGGGCTTCACGCTAGGCCGACCAGCACCAACGACTTTATGGTGCGACGCGAGGCTGGGGCTATGCCGATGAATAGGCTGATCGACGGCAAGCCGGGGCTTTTGGTTAATCGCTCTTGCGCCAAGGTGCGTAAGTCGCTGGCTGGCGGGTATCATTTCAAGCGTATGGCCGTCGGGTCTGGACAAGAGAGGTTCCGCGATGTGCCGAATAAAAACCAGCACTCGCACGTCGGCGATGCGTTTGGCTATTTGATGCTTGGCGCTGGCGAGGTGCGGAACATCACGCGCAACAGCCAGTTCAGCAAGCAGTTCAGGCAGGCCACAGCCAATATGGATTTTAGCATATTCTGATGTGGCAGCGCGAAATAACGAACAATCGTCAGGTTCAGATCGTGCCGTTTCACTGGGCGCACCCCTACGCGATGGATTTGCGCGAGTTTGACAAGCGGGCGTTTGACAATATTCCGAATTATCAGGATATGCTAAAGGCGTTTCAAGCCGAGGGCGGCGCAATTACGGCTCTGTGGCGCGGCAAGATCATCGCCTGCTTGGGTTGCAATAATATGTGGCCGGGCGTCTCCGAGGCTTGGATGATAACATCTATAGAATTTCCCAATATATCTGTGACAGTAACTAGGGCAGCTATTAGATATTTCAATAAGATTGCTATAGAACATAAATTAAAAAGATTGCAAATCACTGTCGACGTGGAAAACGAGCTTGCGATGCGCTGGGCAAAGATGTTAAAATTCACGCCAGAAGGCGTCATGCGCAAATATGGTGCGGGCGGTATAGATCACATGATGTTCGCAAGGATTTACGAATGAGCAATCTTTTCAAACCTAAAATGCCAGCGATGCCTACGCCGGAGCAAGTCGCGCCAGAAGTGACTGCCGCACAGAAACGGCAAGAGGAACGCCTTGAGGCACAAGAGCAATTGCAGGCAAAGCAGCTTGCGGCGCGTCAACGCGCACGTCGTATGGGCGGCAGCCGTATGTTGTTGTCAAGCATTCGCGGCGGTACAGCCGAAGATCAATCAACATTAGGAACATAATTATGGGTTCAGCAAAAAAAATGTTTACAAAGCTCGCCAAATCAACAGGCATCATAAAAGAAAATAAATTTGCTCAAACTATGGTCAAAGCTGGCGCAGAGCTAGAGGCTGGTCGTGATCCGCAAGACAAACCGACTGATCCTGAGCAAACAAAGGCGCAAACTGGCGCAGCCGCAGCAAGAAAGAAACGCGGCGGCAGAGTAGGTCAGCGCGGTTTGCTTTATGCCAGCCGTTTAGGTGGCGGCGGCGCTGGACGCGGTGAAAATCAAGACACGCTTGGGTCAGCCTAGTGCCGCTGGCTAAAGGCAAATCCAAGAAAGCCGTCAGCAAAAATATATCTATGCTGCGGCGCGAAGGCAGGCCATTGAAGCAAGCTATCGCTATTGCAATGCAAGAGGCGGGAAAGGTGAAAAAGAATGGGTAAGAAAAAAGGCAAGGGTTACGGCAAGTAATGGAAAAGAAAAAAGAGGTTTGGGATAAAGACCGGCCAAAGGGCTTGGGCAAGCCGAAAGGTTTAAGCCCGGCACAGAAGCGCAAGGCTATGCGGGCGGCAGCAAAGGCTGGGCGTCCATACCCAAATCTCGTTGATAACATGAGGGCAGCGCGTGGCTAAAACACCAGCTTGGCAACGGTCTGAGGGCAAGAACCCATCCGGCGGCTTGAACGCCAAAGGCAGGGCTTCAGCTAAAGCCGAGGGCATGAACCTAAAAGCGCCAGTCAAGTCTGGCGACAATCCGCGCCGCGCATCATTCTTGGCTCGTATGGGCGGGATGCCGGGGCCGGAATATAAGAATGGCGAACCAACGCGCCTGCTCTTGTCGCTTCGCGCTTGGGGCGCAAGCTCCAAGGCAGACGCCAAGAAAAAAGCGGCAGCTATAAGCAAAAGGAACGAAGCCAGTGCATAGTGTTGAAGATATCCTAAAGCGTCACGACGTGGCGCAGCGTCGCAAAGATAACTGGCGTCAGATTTACGAAGATTGCTACGAGTTCGGCTTGCCGCAACGCAATCTTTACGATGGCTACTATGAGGGCGGCGGCTCTCCGGGGCAAAATAAAATGGTGCGGGTGTTCGACAGTACCGCCATCAATGCGACGCAGCGCTTTGCGAACCGCATCCAGTCTGGCCTGTTTCCACCTTACGCGCCTTGGTGCCGCCTAGAGCCGGGGCCAGATATCCCAGAGGATCGCCGCATTGAGGCGCAGATTGCGCTGGATATGTACGCCGACACAATGTTTAGCGTATTACGCCAGTCTAACTTTGACTTGGCTATGGGCGAGTTCTTGCTTGATCTGGCCGTTGGCACCGCTTGTATGCTGGTGCAGCCCGGCGATGATTTGACGCCAATCCGCTTTACTGCCGTGCCGCAGTACCTTGTCAGCATCGAGGAAGGTGCGCACGGCAAGGTCGATAATGTTTACCGGCGTATGCGCATGAAGGGCGAGGCCATCAACCAGCATTGGGCTGACGCTGAAATCCCGCCACGCTTGCAGCGCATGATTGACGACAAGCCGACAGAAGAAATCGAGCTTGTCGAGGCGACCTTGTATGACCCAGAGGAAGGCGACTATTGCTATCACGTCATCTGGGCTGAAGGCAAAGAGGGCTTGCTGATGCGCCGCATGAAATCGTCGCCTTGGATTGTGGCGCGTTATATGAAGGTCGCCGGTGAGGTTTATGGTCGCGGGCCGCTTGTGACAGCTATTCCTGACATTAAGACGCTAAACAAAACGCTAGAGTTGCTGCTAAAAAATGCCAGCTTGTCTATTGCCGGTGTTTACACGGCTGCTGACGATGGCGTTCTAAACCCGCAGGCAATCCGCATTGCGCCGGGTGCTATTATCCCTGTTGCGCGTAACGGCGGGCCGTCAGGCGAGAGTTTGCGGATGTTGCCGCGCTCTGGTGATTTCAACGTGTCACAGATCATCATCAATGATTTGCGCATGAACGTAAAAAAGATTTTGCTCGACGACACACTGCCGCCCGACAATATGTCAGCCCGGTCAGCCACAGAGATTGCAGAACGTATGAAAGAGTTGGCGCAGAACCTTGGCTCTGCCTTTGGCCGTCTGATCACTGAGACTATGGTGCCGCTGATTAGCCGCATCCTATATGTGATGGATGAGCGCGGCATGATTGAGATGCCACTGCGCGTCAATGGGCTAGAGGTAAAGGTAACGCCGGTCAGCCCGATTGCGCAGGCTCAGAATATGGGCGACATCGAGAAAATTATGCAGTGGGTGCAAATGTCGTCAGCCCTTGGCCCAGAGGGTCAGATGGCTGTCAAGACTGGCAGCATTGCAGACTATGTTGCTGACAAGCTCGGCATTCCGGCGAGCCTACGCACTACGCCAGAGGAACGCGCCGAGATGATGCAGCAGGCAATGGAAGCCGCCCAGATGGCGGCGCAAGCAGAGGCGGGCGAAATGCCACAAGGTGAGGCACCGCCAGAAGGGGTGTAATATGAACGCGACAGGGTGGGAAGGTCTACAAAACGTAGACCCGACAATTGCAGAAAAACAGCAAGTAGATAAAGACGATGTTGATCGTCTCTATTTGCGCGTGTTCGCCAGTGACGATGGGGCAAAGCTGCTCACTCATCTAAGGTCACTGACGATAGAGCAGCCAACGTGGTATCCCGGCGAGGATGCCTCACACGGTTATGCTAGGGAAGGCCAGAATAGTCTGGTCAGAGAAATTGAGCGGCGCATGAAAAGAGCGAGATCACTATGAACGAAACTGATGGCCTGCTGGCCGATGCT